CAGTCTCAACTGCGCGGAAACACACCAAGGAGCCTCAAGCCATGACGAACAAACCGACCAGTCCTTGCAACGAGCCCGGCCAGTGGGACACGAGCGATCCTGAGCGAGCGGAGGGACCCATGCGGGCGAAGATGGAGTGCCTTTCCAGGGTGATTGACCACCTCACCGACGACGAACTTGGGACGTGCCTTCATGGTGCCTGCGAACTGGCGAACAACGCGAAGCGGATGGTGGGACCGGATGGGCAGGGTGCGGCGCTGGCGTTCGTGCTCGATTGCGGCGTCTCGGTGCTGCTGGCCGAGTGGCTGAAGCGAGGGCACAGCATCAACGGCTAATTGAGACGGAGTCTCAACTGCGATTGGACAACTCGACTC